GCTCCTTTGAACGGTTCAAGCAACTCAATGTTTATTGTTTTAAGTTTATCTGGATATGTTGTATCAATATCACCTGGTCTTGGCATTGTTCGGACTCTCCTATACTTGGTGGTGCTTTGTGTGTCTAATCAGCCGAATTCCCCAGGATAGCTCTCGTCGGGACAATCGGCACTATTTCCTATAAGGTAAAAAAGAAGCCGGACAAGCCGGCTTCTAAGTTTACTTCTTTTACTATAGATTGTCAATGATTACGAGAACTGGAAGTTCTGGACATTGATTTTTCCATAATAATCAGCTGAGTTACCCAAACTGGTTTCAGTTTGTGTGAACGCTGTCTTTCCGTAACGAGTCATCATAGAGACAACTGGTTGGAATGTGACAGGGTTGATAACAACGCCTGAGCTCATCAATGGGATGTATGGGCAGTAAAAGTAGCCGGTATCTGTTTCACCGTTGCCACCCTTGTAACCGACCAAAATCACATCATTAACTGCTGCAGACAGACCTGATACTTGGTTCCACAGGTAGCTGTATACCTTGATTGTACCGTTCAGTGTACCAACCAACATTGTGTTGTTTGGGCCCTTAAACGAACCAGATACAGCAGGTGCGAACACCGACTTTGCTGCGCTCTGGAGAAGTGATACAACCATTGGCGATACAACGATAAAGTTACCTGGGCCACGGCGCGTCTTACGTGCGATTTCGTTAGCCACTGCATTGATGATAATGCCGAGGTTTGCGAAACGGTCGCCAAGATATGCTGGCTGGTACTGTGGTCCGAGACCGATTGTTGCATAGTCGAATGCTGCTACTGTACCTGCAAGTGCCAACAGGTCGGACAGAATTTCAGAATCAATTTCCTGTACGATTTCTGCTGAAACGACTTGTGTCAGCTCGCTTTCGAGATCGAGACCATGCTGGGACTTAAGGTCTTGCATAGCTTCGATTGTCCAACCAGCTTGTAGCTTACGTGTTCCTGCTTCAACAGCTTGGCTGATGACTTCCAGCTTCATCACACGACCACCGGAACCTTCAATGAAGGAACCTGAACCGCCGTATAGACGACCTGCGTATGACTGACCAAGTGCATCTGGACCGTATGGACCAAACAACGAGGTGTTGTGTGCAGGAATGCTTGATGGCCATGCGCCACGTGATGCTGCGCCTTGGACGTCTGCTTCGTCTGCTAGTGCGTTTGTGACGCCTGATGCACCAGCTGGTTGTGCCAGAGGTGTACCAACTACTGCGCCTGCTGCGCCAGAATAGAACTGACGGAGGACTGGGTTGTTACCAAACAATTCATCGCCTGCTGTGATGTTGCCGAAGTTACCAGCTGGGTTTGCTGCCCATGGGTTGCCAGGGGTACCAGCACCAGGGACGGTTACACCTTCACCGTAGCGATAACGCATTGTATAAACCAGACCAACTGGACCTTGCATTGGCTGAACGCCAACGATTTCGGTTGCAATCGTGCCTGGAATAATACGACGGATCATTGGGATCAGGATCTTGCGGAAACCTGCGATGTCATGTGCCTGAACAGCACCCACTGCTGCGGTTTCTGCCAGGATGTGAGCCTTTTGGTTTTCGAGACACTTTCCTACGATCTCTTTCTTTGAACCTGCGAGACCGTCGAGTAGTGCTTCTTTCACCTCGGACCAATTTTCAAATAGTTCCATTGTATTTCTCCTTAAAAGGGGCTAAAAGTTTTACTGCTTATGCAAGACCAGCCAAACGGCGGAGTCTTGCCTTCTCTTCGTCAGAAATTGCTGACTTCACTTCGGTTTCTTTGTCCAGCTTTTTGCCTTCCTCAAGAATATCCTTAGTGTCGCCTGAGACAGCCTTGCCAGTTAGCGTTGGTTTGCTTGCTGGTGCTGTCTTTGCTTCTTCCTTCTTCTCACCTTCAGCCAGTACTTTTGTTTCCTTCTCCGAGGTAGAGATTTCTTTTACTTCTTCTTTCTTTTCGGATGTTTCTTTTACAACACGTCCGATATAAGTCTTGTATGCTTCTTCAAGAAGTGGTGTATCCACGTTCTTCAGAATTGCTTCCATAACTTCCCTTGTACGACCTGTGACAGGTGCCAGAACGTCTTGCAACTTCTTCGAACGTTCCATTTTGGCAATCTTCTTCTCAGCGTCTTCAAGTGATGTAAGAGCATCTTCGAGACGTTGCTGAGTTTCTGTCAGCTTGCCTTCCACAGAATCTTCACCTGTGTAGTGCTTCTTGAACTCTGCTACGAACGCTTCAAACACTTTCTTACCAAATTCATTCTTCTTGACGATTTCAACGTCACCGCGAAGTTCTTCAACTTCTGCTGTCAAACGAATTTCAAGGAATTTGTCAAGCTTTTCAATCAACAGTTCCATGTCTTTCTTGAGTTGGTCTGCCATTTCGCCTTTTGATTCGACGATTTTTTCAGCATACTCAGCTTCAAGGTCACGGAAGCGTTCGATGTCTTCCTTGAGCTCCTTCAACTCTTCTGTGAGAACCTCTGATACCTTTTCATCCAGAGCTTCAATTAGAGTCTCGCGTTCTGTGATCCATTGTTCATTCAGAGCGGCAGTAACACCAGCAGTAGCTTCTTCGCGAGCCTTCTTTTCAGCATCTTCAAGATGTTTCTTAAATGCTGCTTCGAGCTCTTGCTTAGTTTCCTCTGTCAGTACTTCTGCAGCAAGCAGTTTCTTAAGCAGTTCTTCCATTGTTAGTTCTCCTTAACAAGTTGGTTTCTTGCGTTATTATTTATCACGCATGTTCTGTTATACGGGGACGCATAGTGTTTTGTGTGCTACTTCCCTCGTTATTTCAAGCATTTAGCTTGTCCGAATAAATTCGGAAAATCACTTACTTCTTTGCAAACACACCTGTAGAAAGCCACTTCAGAATTTCTTTCTTCAGGTACTTCTGAGCAGCTGGATCGCGGCGTGCCTCTTCAGCAAGCGAAATGATATTGTGACCATTTTTGCCTTGTTGAAGCGACTCATACATTGAACCAGGATATGCACCAGGAGCTGATGGCTGTGCAACGATGTCGACCGTGACGAACTGGAATCCACTTACGTCACCACCTTCGTTAACATTACCAGCACCACGGCTCGACACACCTACTTTGACGCCACTGTTAATCAGTTCACGTGCAATGTTGCCCATTGGTGTGTTCAACAGTCTTGCTTTACCGTATGCGTCGTTGCCTTGCATACGAAGTTCTGAGATTACGTGTGAAACACGATCCAGGTTGATTTGCAGAGACTGAGGGTGGTCAAGCTCACCCATGATACCGTTTTGTTCTCTGATACGTTGGTGAGCACCTTCAACAGCTGACGAAATCTCATTAACAGGATACACACGACCGTTCCTGTTCTTGATACCAGCCTGCATGAAAACGCCAGACAACCAGAGTGACTTACCGTCAGGTGAAGCTTCTTGTAGAAGCTGGCACTCTGAAGGCTTCAGTTCTTCAATTAGAAGAATAGGACTTTTGTTAGACATAACGATTCTCCTTAAGAATTGCTAAATTAGCACTTCTCTTCGTCTTCGTCGTCGTCTTTCTTTTCGTCCTTCTTATCTTCC